CATGCCCTGGTATCCGGGAATCGGAGTGCCAGGAGTGCTGTTGATCGACTGAGCGATGTAGGGCTGGGGACGCCAGATGGTGTTGTTGGCACGTTCCATCATCGTCTGGTCGGTCTGGTAGACCGAGACGTTACGGGAAAGCACCAGCGCGTCTTGGAAGCCTTCGAGGAGGTCTTCAAACGCAACGCGCTCTTCTTTGGAAAAACTATTCGACATGATTCGGTTCCTTTAAAAATTGGATCAGTTTTTTGCCGCTTTCTGTCGCTTGTACTGGAGCACTTTCGTGTAGTTGCCAGTCTTTTCAGCTTCAGCTCGCAGCCGTTCAAGGGTTGAGTCCACAGCGCCAGAAACTCGGCCAGTTGAGCTGACCATCCTTTCGGGTGCAGGGGCTGCCTTTCGGTTCGTAACTTTCAATTCCTTCTCCAGTTTCGCTACCGCAAAGGCAAACTTTACGGGGTCTTCAATTTTGGCCAGCTCTGCCGCCTTCTTCGGGTTCTTGCCGAGTGCGTAAATCACCAGTGCCGGATTGTCCGCGCCTTGCAGCACGACGCCCTGTTGCGTGACGTTAAAGAGTTCCTGGGCCACAGCCTCGGCGTCCTCAAAGTCTCGCACGCGCAGCTCAGCTTTCGCCTTGCCGTACCCTTCGAGCTTTTCCTGCCAGGCTCGTTGTTGCGCTTGCTCGGCCTGGCGAGATTTTTCAACCTCGGCGTCGGCTTGGCGCTTGCGCTCGAACCAGTCTGCCAGTGCAGTCTCGAATCGGTCTGCGTCGTATTCGTAGTCCTCAAGCTTTGGCTTTGCACCAAGTGCGACCGGCTTTTTCTCAGTCGTCTGGTTCAGCTTGGCTTCGAGTTCTCGAATGCGTTTTTCCTTCTCACGGTTTGCCTTACGCAGCTCTTTCACCCAACCAGGTGCCTGAGCGTGCTCATCGGGAGGTGGCGCTTCCTCACCAATGGAAACGATCACTTCGTCGTCGTCGCCTTCGTTGTCGCCGGATTCGGTATCGCCCTGGTCGCCGATGGAATCTTGCTCACCAGCCACTTGCTCAGTCTCGATTTCCTCTTCCTGATCTTCGACCACTAGGGTGTCGTCGTCGTTGCTCTCGTCTCCAAGTTCTGCCTTTTTGTTCATTCAAATACCCCATTTAACTCACCCATTTGAAACGGCTGGGTGGGATTCCGTATAACCACATTCTCCACTAAAACGCTGTCATCTGACAACGGGTTGCACCTGTTCGCCAAGCGAAGCCTGCTGAATCGCCTCGGCAGCGGTCAGCGCCATGTTCTGATCGATCTCGCCAGTCTTGGCCAGGGTCTCAGCCGTGCGTGCGCGAGACAGCTCTGCATCTGCCACGGTCTTGATGGTGTTGGCGCGTGCCTGGGCAGCCTTGGCCACGGCCTCTTCGGCTGCAGCCTGCAGGAAGATGGCGTTCGGGTCTTGCTGCTGGCCCTTGGCTTCTGCCTCGGCCATGAGCGCTTCGACCTCTTGCTCGGTCGGTTTGACCACGCCCATGCGGATCAGGCGCTGGCGGAAGAAGTCGCGCACCTCGCTGATGCCCTCGCCTTCCATGTTCATCATGGCCATGGCACCGAGCACCTGCAGGGTTTCGGGGTCTTGCGTGATCTGCATCATGCCGGTCAGGGCGCGGACGGTCGCAGCACGCTTGGAGCTGCTGGACGGGCCGACCTCGACGTTCACATCGAACTTGGCCATGCTCAGGTCGTTGGCCATGCGCACCTCGCCAGTTTCCTGGTCGATGGTTGGCTTCATCAGCGTGACGGTGCCAGTGCTCTCGTCCTCGTTGATGACCTTCATGGCGCGGCCTTCTTCGATGTAGACGTCCTTAGCCATTGACAGCCAGACCTCGCCGCAGCGCTTCATGGCCTTGGCAAAATTGCTCATGTAGATGAAGGTCTGCATGTCCAGGCGCTGCTGGATCATCTCCACGGCCTTGCCGCTGATGTTAGACACCAGCTTGTCTGCGCCTTGCGGGTTGCCCAGAATGTCCTGCATGTCCTGCTCTGTCACCTGCAGCAGGGCTGCCATGGCCGGAGGCACGTTCGGGGCGCGGGTGTACGCCACGGGGCCGCTGACGGTTTGGCTGCCATCCGGGCCGGTGATTGGGTTGATCAGCAGGTAAGGGTAGTCCTTGAGGTTGTCCTCTGCCCACATGACCTGGTGGCCAGCAACCTGCTCAGGCGTGAGGATGGGCTTCTCGACGCTGGACAGGGCGCTGATCTCGCCCAGCTTGGACAGCTGCATGTTTTTCAGGCGCTGCGCATCCTTGGCCAGGCGCACATGGCCCATGCAGCGCTCGACGTTGTCCACGAACCAGCGCTTGCCGTAGACCGGAATGATCGGGATGCACTTGCCAGCGATGTAGCCAGCGTCCTCCAGAATCTTGCCACCGGACATGATGTACTTGTGCACCTTGCGCGACTTGATCTTGCGCTGGCGCACCTCTTGGCTGCCAATGGCGGCCAGGGTGTTTTCTAGCTCTGGGTCGTCCTCGAAGTCCTTGGCGCGGTAGCGTTCCTCGGTGCCATCGATGTTGCGGAAGATGCGGATAGTCTCGGTGACGTCCTCGACCTTGTAGTATTCCGCGATGTAGACCACATCGGGCGTGCACCAGTCGAATTCGTACTGGTGGATGATCTTGGGCCAGCTTGTCGGGTCGTCGTTCCACTCTTCCTTGTAGGACTCATAGGTCATCGAGTAGATGACGTAGCAGAAACGGGCGTCGGCCTTGTCCTGGCGCTTGGCGTTTAGGTCAAAGAACACGGAGCTGTCAGCGTCGAAGATCGGCTCGATCTGGATGCGCTGGCGCTCGTTGTCCTCGTCCTCGTCGTCCTCATAGGAGGTGCGCAGACGCCAGGCACCAAAGCCACCACCCACAGCTTCCTCGAAGGCGTTGTCATAGGCTTCATCGGCCACGCTGTCCTGCTCATCGGCGCGGTACAGGCCATCACAGGTTTCGGCCAGCTTGTCGGACTTGCTGCCGTCCTTGGCCACATAGTCCACGGTGATGCGGTTGTTGCGGTATTCGTTGATGATGCGAATGACCGACAGCATGATCTTGTTGACTTCGAACTTCGGCTTGTTCTCGTAGATGTCCCACAGTGGGCCTTCCCACTGCGCACCGGACAAGCTGTAGAAGCGTCGGTCTTGAAGGCATTGCAGCCTTTCGTCCCGCAGCGCTGACTGAACGTTGTCGAACTGCGCGAGCGCTTCGGCGTGTACGTTAGCCAGTCGCTGATCTCGTGAAATGCGTGCCATATTTTTGCCCTCGTTTCAAGTATTTTCTCACCATTTGTTCACAGTAGGCAATGGTTTGACCGTTGCCGCCCGGTTGGCCGGTAGACGCTGCACCAGGTTGATCGCGTCAAACATCGGGTCGAGCTGGTCATCATGAGCGCCAGACGGGAAAGCTGCAACCTCGCTCAGGAAGTCCGAAAGCCATGGCGCATCCTGCGGCAGCACCACGTTGCCAGAGGCGATGAACGGGGCCGCGTCGTAGCCTCGGCTGATCTTGTCCTTGCTGCGTTGCACAGCCACCACAGGGATGCCTTCGCGCCGCAGGGTCTGGATCAGGCCGGTGCCAGACACCTTGTCTTCCACATACATGCCGCGCAGGGCAGAGCCTTGGGCCACCGGGCGCATGTCGTTCAGGTGCTTGAGCCAAAAGGCCCTGGCGTTGATCAGCAGCTCGGGAGCCTCCCACTTGCCGCGCACCTGGTCGATCTTGACCGCCTGGCCAACGGTCGACCGCGCCCAGCACTGCAGCACCGACCAGTCGTTATGGTCGGCTGTCTTTTGGGCCGTGTCCACGGTGATGAAGCGAAACTCAAGCTGCGGGACGCTGGCCCAATACTTGAACCATTCGGTATTGATGATGCCGCCGCCACGGGGCGCAGGCCGCTGCTGGAGCTGGCCAGCAGTGCCGTAGGGGCCGAGGGTTTTCTCCAGCTCGGCCACCTGGGCTTCACCAAAGCGCTCGGGGAACATCAGCTCGCCTTCCTTGGTGCGCGGGTCAGTCCAGCCGATGCTGGTGGTGCAGCGGTGCTCAGGCTCGAAGCGCATCGGGATGCACAGGTGCACGTAAGGCAGGCCCATGTCTTTGATGACGCCTGAAATGTCCTTCTCGTTCAGGCGCTGCATGATGACCACGATGGCCGACTTGTCGGAGTTGACGCGGGTCGGCAGGGTCTCGGTGAAGGCGATCTTTGCCGCCTCCAGCTTGGCCTGGCTGTTAGCGTTGTCGGCGCTGATCGGGTCGTCCAGGATGACTCGGTCGCCACGCACGCCGGTCATGGACGTGAAGGCACGGGCTTGGCGCACGCCTTTGCAGGTATTCCCGAACTCTCGCTTGCCGTCCAGATCGGCCAGCAGCTCAATGGGCCAGAGCTTCTGGAACCAATCGGACTTGATCAGGTCGCGGCAGCGTCGGCTATCCCGGATGGCCAGCTGCTCTTCGTGGGCTGTGCCGACAAAGCGCATCTCGGGCATCTCCCGAGGCCCCCATTCCCAGGCTGGCCAGATCACGCCGGTCAGCAGGGACTTCATGGAGCCGGGTGGCACGTTCATCAGCAGGCGGTTGATCTCGCCCTTGGTCACGGCCTCCAGGTGCAGGCAGATGGCGTCCAGCGCCCAGCCCCACTTCAGCTCGGCAGCCGGTTCAAGCACGCGCCAGGCACGCTTGGCAAACTCGGCCAGGCTGCGCCTGCACAGCTCGCGCTCGATGGCCAGCAGGTCAGCTTCGGTCAGTAACATCGTCTTTGGCCGCAATGATCTGCGCCAGCACGTCTGTGGATAACTTCGAGGCGTCAATGGTCTGCACTTGCAGCGGGTTTTCCTTGTCGCCTGCCAACTCCAGCCGGTCGCCGTACTTTTTCGGGGCCAGCTTGGAGAGCAGCCACTTTCTGCTGTCCACTTGCAGTTTGCGCTGCTGAATGGCCTGCCAGTCGCGCTTTCCGTCTCCAGTCTCAGGGACGTCGCTGTCGGCCAGCTCCAGCACCTCATTTGCCATGCGCTCGATCAGGTCTTCCCTCGCGTGCGCGTACCTCTCCGCAAGTTTCGCGTCAGCATCCACCCATCGCATGAAAGTGCTGTTCGGCACTCCAGCTGCCTGGCAGGCTTTGAAGCAGCTCAGCCCACCAATGGCCATGCCATCCAGCACGTTCTGGATAATCTCGTCCTTGGTTGGCTTGCTCTCTGGTTTGGGTGCTTGTTTTGGTTTTTTCGTAGCCATGATTTACCTCGCCAATCCTGCAAACGGGTTTGAAAACTGTTTCCAGCATTTGTTCAGGCGGATTCGGCTGATGTGCTTCTCGTCCACTTGGAACTTTGCGGCCATGGCCCGGCCTGTCTCGTTGCTTGTCCTGATTTCGTCCACGGCTTCGGCTGTAAGTTTCGCGTATTTTTTGCGCTTTGTCTCTGCGATCTTGGCGCTGCGGACTGGGCCGGACATCATGCCAAGTGCTCCAAGTTGTTTGCCGAGTCGCTTGTATGTCGTCAGCTCCATGTGCTCATGGTGGATGCACTTCGGTGTCTCGCAGGTCATGCGGATGATCTTGCCATCAGGGATTTCCCCATGTTCATCAGTCCAGACGGCTCGGCGCACAAGAACGGTCTTGCCATCTTTGCGCATGGCTGGATGCCCATTGCAGCACGAGAATCGCCAGACTGCGCAGCCTGCATCATCACGGGTTCGGTGCTGAATGTCGGTGAAAAGGCCCATGGTCAAACGTGCTTCCAAGTCTTGCGCGTGATCACTTGCGCGATGGTCATCAGGCTTACGCCGTACTCTGTCGCCAGCTTGGCATAGCTGATCTGAGGCGATCTTGCGCGGATTTCCAGCACTTGATCCTCTGTCAGCTTTGCGCACCAAATCTGCACGCCTTTCGGCTGCGTGCCATGGCCGACTTTGTGGGAATTGTTCTCGACTGGGGTGGCATAGGCCAAATTTGTCAGCCGGTTGTTCGTCTGGTCTCCGTCCAGGTGGGCCACTTCCATGCCTTCTGGGCAGTCGCCACAGAAAGCCTGCATCACTGCGCGGTGGACTTTCCACTGCTTGACCTTGCCATCCTTGCGAGCGTTGAACACCATTCGGCCACCGTGATCCAAGCACGGCCTGAGCTGGCGCATTGGCCGCGTGCCTTTTCCGGGGCTGATGCGCCGCACGTTCCCATGATCTGAGACCTCATAGGCCTCGAATCCAGGTAGTTGCTTCCAGTTTTCTGCGTCCATGCAACCATTATAAAGCATAGCTGCAACTATTTTCAATGGACTATTTCAACTTCTACGAATCCGCCGACCGTCTCGCCCTTGCGGATGGTCAGCGTCCAGTGTTTGTCGTCTACCTTGAGCACGTCGGACAGGCCATCAAGACCGGCTTTCATGCGTGCCAGGGCGTTGTCCAGGTCGTACTGCCTGCGGGTTGGTGGGTAGAACGTCAGGGTCAGGTGCAGGCTGGCAGACTGGATCGGACGTGCGCCTTGCCCCATGGCCTGCCAGAAACAGGCCTCGCGGTATTGCTTTTTGAGCTTGGCGGTCTTGGCCCAGTGGTTTCTGGCGTTTGGAGACAGGCCGGTGGGTGGCCATGGAAGCACAATTCTCACAGCCACCTCGTCCAGATGAGCCAAGCATACAGAGCCACCACACCCCACCACTGTCCAAGTGCAACAAGTGCAATGGTCAGCAGGACTGGCCAATATCGTTCCCAGAAGGTCATTTCAGTCGCTCCAGTGTTTCGGCCAGCAGATCGGCCTCGTTGAATCCGTAGTGCTTGGCAAAGCCCTTGGTGCCCAGGCCGTGCACGCCAGTGTTGCCTCGGTGGTGTTCCGGGCACAGCGGGATGACGTCCATGTGCTTGGCACGCTGGCCCATGCCGGTGCCGTGCCTGGGGTGATGCAGCTCGGCCGGTGTCGCGCCGTAGCCGAGGCGATGGCACACAGCGCAGCCAAGCTCGGCCACGCGGCTCATGTGCTTGCGTTCTGCGATTGTGGTCATTTCGCCTCTATCTTGTAATCGTGAAACACGGTTCCAAGGCTGGCATCGCCAACCTTGCAAGCCTTGACCCAGACGTTTTTTCCGCTGGCCAGCCTGCGAATGTGGCCGCGACGGTCGTGCAGCCTGGGGGATGCGTGCGTGCCACCTTTCGATTCGCCTCTGGCGGTCTTTGGGCCGATCTTGACGGTGCGCCAGTCGTAGGTCGGCGTTTTGCCTGCAGCGATTTTGCGCCTGTTCGTGAAGGTGTTGGTTATCACGGGCTGATAACACTCGCAGCCGGTGTCCATGCTTTCCAGCCACTTGGACATGGTGGCCAACATGATCTCGGCCACATCTCGCGGCAGGTCTTGGCCTTCATCGACGGGGCCGTACTTGATCTGCCCATCCACAATGGCGTAAACCATCGGTGGGAAGGTGGTGTATTTTCCTGGCTGTCCCTTGCTCAAGTCGAGCACGATGCCTTCCTCTGGATCGTCTCCAGCAGCCAGCATCATCATCTCGTAACGCTCATGGCTTGAGGTTTTGCCAGCCCAGAGCACCAGGCTTTTCTCAAATGGTGGCCGGTGGGTGGTCAGGTTGTCGATCTTGATGCCGGTGGACAGGTCAGCGCCAGAAATGTCAAACCACTGCATTTCGGTCGGGTCAAAGCCGGATGCAATGACCGACTTCATGATGGCGCGAACGTGGGCTGTTGTCATAGCCTCTCCGTGTGGTTGGTGATGTAGTGGTGCTTCAGCATCTCGATGGAGCCGATCACCTCGTAGACGTTGGAATGGTCACCGAGCACGCAGGACATTCGCAGGCCATCAGCCAGGAAGCCTGCGGCAAAGAATGACTGCAGGCGGCCAGATTCAGCGTCGGCCAGGATGTCTTTCAGCGCAGCCACCAGTGCAGCGTTCGGCTCGTTGGTTGGCACGGACGCGCCGCGCAATGGCGTGATGTTGCTCATGTGATCTCTCCAGTCTCTGGGTCAACGTACTCAGGCGCAGTGAAGCGCACGCCTTGCTGCGCACCGAAGGCCTCGATCAAGTCCTGCAGCTCGCTCATTTCGGGCTTGGTCATTTTGCTGGTGGACTTGCCGAGCACCACAAAGCCCCCATCGATGCCAGGCACGACGTCCTGCTTGGTCATCGAGGCGGTCATCACGTGCTTCCATTCCTCTGCGCTCAACTTGCGGCCGTACCAGTCGACCTGCTTGGCCAGGTCTGTCAAAAGCGCCCAGAGCCTTGCGTTCTGAGCCAGGCTTCGGGTTTCGGGTTTGATCTCCACCACCATTCGGTGGCCAGCCATCAGCAAGGACTTGAGCAGCGGCCAGAGCTGCAGGGTGATGATTTTGTGGGCCTGCACCGGCTCCCAGAGGGTGAATCGTTGGCGCTCAGTCATTTGATTCCCTCCCGGACTGCGATCCAGCACTCATCGAGGCTGAGGGGTGTTTCGTCAATGCCTGGCGGACGGATTCCAAGATGCGCTCCCGGCCAGGGTTCTGCGGGAACCTGTCGATGGCCGCCAACATCCCGGCTGCCGCCTGTTTGTTCGGCCGAGCGCTCAGCACCAGCCGGGTGCAGCACGACAGGCATCCAAAGTGATACTGGCCGGACAGCGGGTTCTTTGCGTGGGCTTGGCAGGCTGTGCATGTCATTCACCCTCCTGGATTCTGAGCGCCTTACGTGCGCACTCGATGCTGCCCAGGCTCACGCGGTCACCAGCGGCCTGTCTGGCCAGCAGCTTGCGTGCCCAGTCCTTGCCGTCGTTCATAGCCTGGAACTCGATCGGGCCGATCGGCTTGGCTTCTGGCGGTGGCAGTCTGCGCGGCTGGTCGTCGGTGAAAGTCTGGCGCGGCATCACCGCCCGGCAGATCGCCTCGAACTGCGGAAGGTTTGGCGGGAAGTCCGGGCACTCGTCGGCCAAGCGCTTGGCGGCCGTCTCGATCGTGTCCGGCGAATACTTGGCCAAGGCAGATTCCCAGACCAGCATTGCAGCCCGGATGCCCTTGTCCTTGCCGTTGGCGTCGCGCTCACCTGTGGAAAACTTGGTGGTGAACAGGCTGCCGTAAGACCCGTGCAAGATCAGAAACAGCTTGCGGATCGTCGGGTTGTCGCCTTTGGGCGCGGGTTGTTGGCCAGCGTGCTGGATGGCCTGCTGTGCAAGGGTGGCGAGGTTATTCATTGTCGAACACCCCATCAAAGATCGCCCGAGCTGCTGCAGCGTGCTTGTGCTCAGTAAGGCCAGCTGTCCGAGCCTGATTCTGCCTTCTCACCCAGTTGCGCCAGGTGGCATTCCAGTCTGTCTTGACGCCCTTCTGGCCAGGCTGGGCAATCCAGTAGTCCCTGAACTCGTCAAAAACCTGCCTGGGCACAAGGTCTGGCCGTTCCTGTTTGCAAAACTCAAACCAGTCTGGCGGCAGAAGGCAGTCTGCTGGCAAGCGCGTGCCGCGCTGCATCTTCTTTACTGGTTCTTGGTTTATGGTTATTGGTTCTTGGTTAGGTGGCGCTTCGTCTACGACTGGTGCACGCTTCGTGCTTTTTTCTCTACGCTTCGTTTCACGATCCAAGGCGATCTGTTTGTTCTTGTCGGCTTTGGCGTGGTAGTCAAGCAGCTCAGCCAGGATGCGCTCCTGCACGTACTGGCCATCCTCGTCGAGCCTGAAAAACCGGCTCAGCACGAACTTGACCGCCTCGATCTCGGCCTCGGTGCTGGCCCAAGTCCATTCGATGGCCTCTTCAAGCGTGGGGAACTTCTCACGGTCATAGCACGAATCGATCAGAAGCGTGTACGCACCGTGCTGCAACATGGACAGCCGTCCGCATTTTTTGGCGTAGTCGCCTAGGTTTCTTTTGTAATAGTGCATTGCACTTCCTCGCAAACCCTCCTGAAAGAAGACTGACGGCAGGCGGGAGGTTCGCTTTTCGGGTGGGTAGCTACTCCCACCCTAGCCGGGTCTTGCATCACTCTACCTCAGACCAAAAGGCCATTCAAGGATTTTCTGAAGCCTGGGCCGAACTTCTTGTCCAGCACCGGCCGCCATTTGTGCGCCACGCCATTGCGCGTCCAAGCCTCTACAGCCTGGCCACTGGTGGCTCCCAAGGCCTGCGCCACTGCCTTGTAAGAGCCGAGGCTCTCACGGGCAAAGGCCAGCACCTGTGTGAAATATTGGTCGTCTTTCTTCATGCCTCAAACTTTACCACGATTTTGCATGATTCGTGCAAAAATATTTTTTGCCACTTACACAAAATCCTCTTGCACTATGCTATGATTCGTTTCACCAACAACCAACCACGAAAGGCGAACACGATGGAAGACGACTTTTACATCACGGTAAACGACGGCAACGCCGTCATCATCAGCCCCAACGAGGAATACATCTCGATGGGCGTGCACATTCGAGGCGGCAGCGTTCGGATCGACATGACACCCCGGCAGGCCCAGGAACTGATCGAGGCCATTGCAAACACCATGAACACAAAGGAGACAGCATGAAAGAGATCGCAGCAGCATTGGTCAAGGCCCAGCGAGCATTCGGGCCTGCGCTCAAGACAAAGACCAATCCACACCTGAAGGCCAAGTATGCAGACCTGGGTGATTGCATCG